ATCGCGGTTACAAGACTTAGGCCACAGATGTGACTTCTGCGGTAGCCACGCCAGGAGTTCCGCCAACTTCGGTGATCGTAATCGTATCGCCGATAGTATAACCACTGCCCCCAGATGTAATGTTGAGAGCGGTGACGTCTCCAGAACCGTCGGTGTCGACAGTACCAGTAGCGGAGAGGCCGGTGCCACCGGAGATAGTAACGGCGGCACCTGTTTGGGTAGCGGTGAATGGGGTCGTCGTATTGAACGTCCCCACCTGTGCGATACCTCCAGTCAGCTAAGCATCAAGCTCAAGCTGATAAGCGCCATAACCGGTGATCGAGCACTCCCAGGACACGATAGAAGCCACTTCGTTGGACTCAGAGTAGCCCATCAGGGTGCCGTAGCCGTAGATGGTCTCAACAGTGCCAGTCGGACCCACACGAACCAGTTTCACACGCAGGCTGTCAGCCACGGTATTGGCTTCAGTGAGACGGAGGATCTGGTAACCAGTGTCCTTGAAGTCAGCCACGCCAGCCAGGGAGATGCTGAAGCTCTTGGTGGTAGCCACAGCTTGGTTGAAGCCCTTAGTCTCGTCGTCGTAGGTGTAGATATCCTCGGAACCGGTATCGGTCTCAAGAGAAGCCTGGGTCAAACCGGCAAGACGGACGGGCTTGTCGGTGCCGTCCATAGTGAAGGTGTCAGCGCCAACGGTGAAAACACCATTAGCGTAGGACACAGCGCCAGTCGCAAGGGCAGTGGTGTCAATAAAGCCAGTGGTAGGATCGTCGGCCGCAGTAATGCCAGTGAAGGCCACGTCCACATGATCCGAAGTTAGCGGGACGATATAGAAATCGTACCCGAAGGCCGCAGAGAAGTTTGCCATATAAGAAACGGGCTAGACCCGCATGAAGGTACCTCGGACCTTCTCGGCCCGTTAATCTATAACCTGGATCGCAGAGGCCCCTAGGAACCGCTGCAAGGCCCTCTCTGTAGCCGCCTGGAGGTCTGCACCCTTAGCAGGCTCCCAGGCCACCAGGAAGACGCTCCACAGCACTCTGAAGTCGGGGTCGCTGGTCAGGTACTCGATCCGACGGGTCTCTCCGGCGTCCTGGATCACGCATTCGACGCCGCTGACCTTCCTCAAAGCAGGCAGGTCCTCTCCGGCGCTGACGATAGAGATCGCCGGCTGCCCAGCCAGCTCTGCTGTGAAGTCGTAGGAGCCCAGTAGACCCACGAAAGTGGCATCCGCTGCCAGGGTCTCGTAAATGACCTGCGCTGTGAGAGGAAATACCTGTGCCACGACCCTTGAGAAGCTTGTCTAGTGTTCCTTTGCAAGGTATAATAAGTCAAGACAACCACGGAGGCCACAGATGCCGAAGCCGAATGCACTGAGCCGCGTGTTTGTCCGAATAGTTATCTGAAATGCACGCAACGCAGGACCACCTCCCCGTTTACGAGAGGATTTCAGACTACCTATTTAACATGGCTGCCCTCACCCGACGAGAAGCCCGCCAGAAGTGGCGGCAAGGCATCAAAGACGCCTGGAACAACCGCTGCGCCTACTGTGGGCGCCCACCTATCGACGACGACAGTCTCACCGTTGACCACGTAAGGCCCAAAAGCTCAGGCGGTGAAGACCGCACCAGCAACTGCATCCCAGCCTGTCGCGATTGCAATCAAGCCAAATCAAGCCAGGAATGGGTTGCCTGGTTCAGGATGCAGCCATTCTACACGATCGAGTCTGAGTGGCGTATCAGGCAGTGGTTGTCTGGCGGCCTCAGTAAATTCGCACCTTATGACGAGTCTGATTCCAAGATCGTCGAGGACTACGCAAACAAGTTGATGGGGTCATGGCCCTCTAGCTAAGGGTCACGTCTTCAATAGCAACAACTTTTGTGTTTATGGTCGGAATCGTGACCGTAATTGATACCCCGTAGTCATTCTTAAGGGTCCGTCTCTTCTCTGAGGCGGATTCCATCGCAATCAGCATACCTTCCCAGCCACCCGCGACCTTACGTGGGTGCAAGAGAATAGCATCTTCGCCAATAAAGGCCGCAATAGCAGGCTTGTAGCTTTCTTTTGCTGTAGAAGCAAGGTCCTTGTAGCAGAACATAGCCCAGGTCGGGAGTCGACCACTGGCCGCAAGGGCGATCATGGCGGATCCGTAGACGTAGTTTGGCATGTTTTCCGCGTTTCTTGGCTTGTAGAAAGAGAAATCTTCGTAGCTAAAAGGCATCTTCCTCTTCTTCACATCCCTGTTCTGGTTTGCTATAGTACTGGTAAGCAGCGCAATCGGTCGCTCCGAGTCATGTAGGCGCCTGGAATACCCCTCAAGACCCCTTGAATAGGCCTCGACCACGTAGTTGAAAGGCAGTTCAGGGTAATTTTTCCAAGAAAAGTCGCTATCGCCAGGGAAAAAGGCCCTTAACTGCCAATAATACTCGTCAAAGGGAAGGACCTCGCCCTGGCTTACTCCTTTCCCTCGGCATCATCCTGTGTTTTGTTCTCCGCATGCTCCATAGCAGCCTCAAGGGCCTCTGTGCTCTTCTTGCTCTCGTCAAGATAGAGCTCATAAAGGGCTTCAATCAGGTCTGGATGCAGTGTAACGGTCTGTTTTGGCTCCCAATCTGGGTCAACCCGTGACATCAGCATCGCAGTAGCCGCCACAAGCTTATTGCGCTCCTCATATTCAGCCATCTTGTTGGCGATATCCATGATCTCTTCGGGATATTTCTCGATGTACTCATCCCGACCCTCGCCAACCATGGCCTTGAACACCTCGTCAGCGCTCAGGTCCTCCTTCCGCGCAATACTTCTGGCTACAGCAAAAGCATCCGTCATCGTGGTGTCATTCATAGAGGCACCTTGCACGATACTCTTCTCGCCGACAGTAAGATATCCGCGCCGCTCAATGTAGATCTGACCAGATTCCTCTGTGCCTATCAGCTCCTTGATTGGCTCCAGCCTTGGCTGCACGACGAACGGAAGGCCTTTCTTTTTGCGTGCCATCTAGTTTGCTAAAGCTGGACTATAATACCAATCAACCCAGGTCCCAGTCTCTTACAATATGCTGCTCGAAGACCCTCTTGTAGTCATAGGCCTCGAAACCCGAAAAGCCTGGCTCCAGCACCGCCCTGATCCAGGGCCTAGCGGGAAAGATCGAATCGCTGCCCTTGCCAGCGACAACACCGCCTTCGTGTATCAGCGTCGCATACGGAGCAGTATATGTGATAATGAAATCAGTTTTCGTTTTCAGGTATTTGACCTTGATATTCAGGCTATCCCGAAGCCTGCCGGTATCAACGATATCCCTAGGACTCCCAACGGTAGATCCATTCTTTCTTCTGGTGATCCCTGTCCAGTCCCAGATCGGCGACTCCATGGCCCTGTTCAGTACCGAAGGCAGTTTGCTCTCTACTTCCTCGCTGGCACCCAGCAGTCCGCGCTGCATTGCCGCGTTAGCCCTCAATCTAGCCTTCTTGTCGTCAGAATCGACAGAAACCTTCGGTGTCTTGAAAGACGCCTTCATCCTGAAGCTATTGAATGCCATGATCAGTTCTGCAGCTCACCACCAGTAATCTGAATCTGTACACCGCCAATCTCTTTGTAGATAATCTCGTCAATGCCCTGCCCGCCAAAAACACCACTGGAACGCTGGATCTTACTTGCCGGCATGATCGGGTCCTGGCCAAAGCGAAATTGACACTCAGTCCCCGTTGCTAACCATTCATATTGCGTCGTCACCTGCTGGAACGTCAGCCCAGTCTCATCGCTAGTCTCCAGATCCCAGCTAGCAGGAACAGTAGTCCACTCCAAGGCATACCCCCTGTAGTAGAACTGATCACCGCTAGCCCCAGGCATCATCTCCCCATCAAGCTGCGATGGAATAGGAATCAGCTTAGAACCAGATGAGACCCCAGTGTACTGAGCCCTCTTGACAAACAGTTTTACAAGATAACTGTCAGAAGGAGCTTCCACCCACCTGCCATTGACATTAGTAACGGCCCCCTGTCCAGGAACAAGGAGCCTTCCATTGATATATGGCGCAAGCGGTGAAGCCATGACATCCCCTAGTCTTCTCTAGGATGCCGCACCAGCTTCCCTCCACTCCGTTCCGTGTCGCTACTCGCTTCGCTCGTCACTCCCCTAAGAAAAAGGGGGGACGATTCCCCCCAGTATACCATCACCCGGCAAACCCCCTCAGACAGGTGCGTCCGCAGGACTGTCAAGGATGTAATCCAAACTAGCACCACGCCCCTTATACACCCATCCAAAGATGTCGTTGGCATCAAAGCTGCTGAAACCGTCCTGTGTGCCATCACCAGCGCCGTAGATCCCCGTCAGGGTATCAACACCCTCACCCGATGCTACGTCCGCTCCTAAGGCCTCCAGGACGCCTGTCTCGATGTATGACCGGACGTTCGGACCACCAGCATCCTTATTGACCGCTAGCGTAACAGGGTCAATGCCACTCACCTCATAGGTACTCACCCGTGAAGCACGCTCACCCGTAAAGATGAACTCGGCCTCAGTACCAACAAATGTGCCCTTCTTACCACCATACTGGTAATCCGGCATCACTTCCACGAAATCAACCCCCAACTCAGCAGACAAACCACCGAGATAGCTGTCGATATACGAATCAAACGGGAACATGCTCGCATCAACAGCGTACGTAATCACGCCGTCGGCAAGAGCCGCTTCATCAAACATGGCCTGGAACCAAACTACCCCCTCATCCTACCAGGACCCCTCACAGGTACTTCCTGATAAGCTTCAGCCCTACAGCAATAAGCAGAATAACGCCAACAAGGCCGTAAGCCTCGCCAACATTATCCGTACTAGCCCTGATAGGACCAGCCTCAATCTCGGTTAAAGGAAAAACGAGAGGCTCAAGATCCTTCACGACCGCACCAAACCAGCCATCCCGTAATACCCACCACCCTGCAATCATGCAGCTACAAAACGCAAAGTACTGCCCCAGCTCCATCTTCGTACGCATCATCTCCTGCTGCGGACCACTTATCTCACCCGCACCGTTCTTCTCCCACTCCAATACATCCGCCTTCACTAGCGTCTTACCCTCAGTGTCAGCCAGGTTCTGGGTGCTCTGGGCCGCTTTCGCTGCCTCATACTCATCTAACAGTACCCTCACCCTTAAAACCGCCTCAGGAACCATGTCCTCAAGCTGATTCATACAGTTCTGGCTGCATTCAACCGTATAACTACCAAACGGTAACCCAAGCGCTTCAATAACACGCAGATCATCGCCCGCTTCCCAGTTCCCACTGACATCCAAAGCCATGATTCGGCACGCTACACAGTCCCCCCTAGTGTTCCAGCCCCCTATAATGAAACACGATCACCTCCCTATACCCCCACCCCTCATGCTTCGCTACTCCCTAGCCCTCCTCCTCGCTGTTCGCTGCCAACATAAAGAAGCCACACTCCAACTCCTCGCCCGCTTCTATCACGAACTCTCCGAATCCCAATCCAAAACCCTCCTAAATCGTACCATCTACCTCCTAGAACCCTCCGAAAGAGATTGGATGAAAAATCTCGTTTGAGAATTTTTGTGGGATTTTCAGAGGGGGTAGTCTCAGCAGTACATGCGTACTATCGGGGGTGGGGGGTACAAGTGTACTACCCCAGTTGTTGTTAGTTATCAACAATGAATCAGGATTGCTGAGTGATTGTAATAGCGAGGGGAATAGGATTGTAAAGTATTAGTATCATCTTTCAATGCGTGATTGGTTTGTGTTTGTATTAGCCAGGCAATCACTGATTGATAAATAACAAATAACAAAGTATAAAGTATTCATTAGTGATTGGGTATGTATTCATAATAGCCTGCACATAGATTGAGTAAGATAAAACAATAGAAATGAAATATCAATAGCTCGTTGTTGCTGACAGCGTGCAGTCATAGATAGAGGAGTATTGTTAATACAATGCAATCAGCATGTAGTTGTTGATTGTTATCAGCCTGCAATATGATTAAGTTGTGTTCACTGTCACGCGCAGGGTGATTGCATGGTGATTATTATCAACGACAAACACAATCCTTGGATATTGTGACATCGAGCCCAATCGCTGGTTGATTAGTAGACATAGATAAAATGTAAACAATTAAACAATGACTTGCTATGTGTTGTTAATAGACAAGGACTGCCTGGCATTAGTGAATGTTACATTGTGAAATAGTGTTATTGACAAACGGGCCGGCGTGTGCAATGATAACAATACGGGGGAGGAAGATCCCCCACAATCGGTAGAAGCCATGACCAGCAAACAGCGCCGCGATCTTGTCAAGTTCGCCAAACAATTAACGAAGGAAGGTAAACATCAGGCCGCAATGTCTGTCTGGGAACTATTGCAAACTCGCTGAGGATTCGCCATGCTAATTCTTGCACTTTCTCCGCTTCTTATCACCTATCTTATCATCGAGGCCTTCTGATTATGATCAATTTCGAAACACTTCCCGCCACAATCGCCTACGGTCAGTGGAGAGTCCAGCTGCAATCTGCAATGCACAGTGAAGACCAGCTGACCAGATTAGATGCCAGTGGTAAGATCGGCATGTGCAATCGCAAGCTGAAGGAATCAATCGATGCCGTGAAGATGCTCCGCCGCTGCTATCAATTAGACGACGCAATCACGCCCACTAATTGATTGTAAAGAAAAGTTGCGGAAACGGCACAGGCAGCCGATCTGATGTATTATTAAGACATGGGGAGGAAGGCCTCCCCGCCCAGTTACAATCAAGGGAGTCAATCCATGGCCACTATTGTTCAACTTCTCCAGGTAGAGTTTGACCCTACTGATACATTCTATCCGCTCAATCTTTCCCGCGTTCAAGAGATTCAATCCGACATCTACGGCCACTGTTTCACACTTCCCGCAGATTACGATTCTGTAGAAGATCTGGAGAACGCAATCGAGGAAGAGTTAGTGTCAGAAACTGGCCTCATGGTTCGCCAGTTTGGTTATCAATTAGTCGACATTCTTGTCTGACTATCTATCAACAATCCCATCGCAATCCTTCTCATGTTCCGCTCTTCCTATCAAGACTTCTCCGCCCAACTTGCAATCTGCACCGCAATCTCCACGACGTTAGCCTCATTTTTGCCCCGTACTTTGACTGAAGACGGTCGCCAACGCTACGCAAATCACTTGCAC